ACTTTCATTTTACAGAAGAGTTTTTCTTGCAATGTTTCAATCTAATGAAGGGTTTTATGAACGGTTTAGAAAAGATGATGCTATGGTTTTTGGTAGAAATATGGATATTGAAATTATGGTCAATGAATATTTCAGAACCAAAACACTTATATTGACAGGTATTGCACAAAGACAAGCCAATGCCATTCAGAAAGAAATACAGAAGCTAAGAGCAGAAGATTTAGCAATACCAATTATTGCAAGGGGCATACAAGAAAAGTTTTCTAATATTTTTCGTAATAGAGCAAGATTGATAGCTAGAACAGAAACACATAATGTTGCCTCCTTTGCAAACCACAAATACCATTCCAAAGTTTCGGAAAATCTAGGTATAAATATGAAAAAAAGATGGTGTGCTGTGAATGATACACGTACTAGGTCATTTCATGCAGATGCTAACGGACAGACAGTAAACATGGATGGTGACTTTACAGTGAATGGAGCACCTATGCAGTTTGCAGGTGATCCCAAAGGTGGAGCAAAAATCATCTTGTATGTTGATGAAAATGATATTGTCACGTAAGATGGTTTGATTATATAATTGCAAATGCCAATACCAAAACCAAAACAAGGAGAAAGTAGAAGCAAGTTTTTAAGTAGATGTTTAGGAGATAGCACTATGATTGACGAGTATAACGCAAATCAAAGAATGGCTATCTGTTCAAAAGAATACGAAGATTCCAAAGGGAATGATGACGAAAAGGCACGTATCAGGCGTGATGTTTTCACGACCCAAGAGGAAGCTGAAGCAAGATCAAAAGAAATAGGATGTTCAGGTTTCCATTCCCATGAGGAAGATGGAAGGACTGTATTTATGCCATGTGCATCACATGATGCTTATGTATCTGCTGAAGGTAGAGATGTAGCAGGTTATCACGAAGACGAAGATGATAAGAAAAAACCAAAAAAGAAAACAGATTGTGAATGTTTAGAAACCAAGGATTTTGAAGGCGCAGTAGAAGTACCTTTGGAATTGAAGATGGGTCATGAAGAAGATGAGAAAGAAGAAGGTATATTTGAAGGATATGGCTCTGTATTTGATAACACAGATTTAGGCAATGATGTTATAAGAAAAGGAGCATTCACGAAGTCTCTCCGACGTAAGGGTCCTAAGGGCATAAAGTTACTGTATCAACATAAGTCCGATATGCCGATTGGTGTATTTGAAAAAATCTCAGAAGATGAGAAGGGTCTTTACGTCAAAGGACAATTAGCATTACAAACACAAGCAGGAAAAGAAGCATACGAATTGTTGAAAATGGGTGCTCTTTCAGGATTATCAATTGGTTTTAGAACCAATGAAAAAGGATATCACTATGATAAACGTTCTAAGAAACGTATTATTGAAGATGTAGAACTTATGGAAGTATCTTTGGTTACTTTTCCCATGAACCCTAAAGCACAGGTGGACATGGTAAAATCTGAAGATATCACAATAAGAGAATGGGAAAATGGAATGCGAGATGCTTTCAATCTTTCACGTTCTGACTCAAAGGTAGCGGCAAAAGCCGTACACCATGTATTTGAAGAGAAACGTGCCAACGAGATGTTGGCAGGTGAAACAGACAATGCAGAATTGGTAGATGCCATAAAAAACCTTACAAAAACCTTAAAATCTATATAGGAGGAAACTATGGTAGATGAAGTAAAAGAGGTTCTCAATCAGTACGGTCAAGCTTTTGAAGAGTTCAAAAAAAGCAATGACGAGAAACTTGAGAAACTAGAAAAAGGTTTGGATGTGCCAGTAACGTTGACAGACAAAATTGAATGCATTGAAGAAAAAATGAATTCATTAGAGGATATCAACCAGTCTCTTATCCAAACTAAAGAAGCAAACGATAAAATCCAAGAGAAGATGGATATACTTGAAACTATGGCAAAAAGACCAAATGCAGGTATAGACGGAAAAGCTTTGGATGAAACACGTGAAGCTTTTGATTCTTTCTGTAGAAAGGGTCAATACGGTATTACTGACATAGAGAAAAAAGCTCTAACCGTTAGTAATGACACAACTGGTGGGTACTTAGCACCACCTGAATATGTGAGAGAACTGTTAAAAACGGTTACAGAAATTTCACCTATCAGGTCAATTGCTAGGGTTCGTAACACAGGGCAAAGAAGTGTCCAAGTTCCTAAAAGAACTGGTCAGTTTGCTGCACAATGGGTTGCTGAATCTGGTACTAGATCAGAAACTACTGGATACACAGTTGGGCTAGAAGAGATTCCTGCTCACGAATACTATGCATTAGTAGATATTTCTGAACAGGACTTAGAAGACACTGTCTTTGATTTAGAAGCAGAGATGCAATCAGAATTTGCAACACAGTTTGCAAAAGCTGAAGGTACTGCTTTTGTTTCAGGAGATTCAGTTGGAAAACCTGAAGGTATTCTAACTAACTCAAGTGTTAGTTCTGTAAACTCTGGTAACGGTACTGCTCTTACTGCAGATGGGTTAATAACATTAGTCCATTCAATCAAATCTGAATATGCTAGAAGTGGAACATTTGTGTTCAACAGATCAACACTTTCAGCAATTAGAAAATTGAAAGACACTGCAGGTCAATATGTATTTCAAGCAGGAATGATGCTCACAGGTGGAGTAACTAATACAATACTTGGTTACCCATATGTAGAAGCAACTGATATGCCTGATGTAGGTAGCAGTGCAAAACCAATTGTATTTGGTGACTTTGCACGAGCTTACTTAATTATTGACAGAGTTCAGATGTCGGTTTTACGTGACGAAATGACACAAGCAACTACAGGTAATGTGAGATACATTGCTAGACGTAGAGTTGGTGGACAGGTCGTACAAGCGGAAGCCATCGTTAAACAAAACATAAGCGCATAAGGAGGGCATAAATGAAAGACTTAGCAAATAGTATTTCGGTAGTGCAATCATTGGCTCCTGCAGTCAGAACAGCTGATGCCAACGGCACAGGTGTGGACTTGCAAGGGTTTGAAGGTGCAACTGTTGTAGTAGATTCAGGAGCAGAAGGAGATACTCTTTCTGGTTCTGTGAAAATAGATTTCAAATTAGAGGAATCTTCAGACAACTCATCATTCTCCGCTGTTTCTTCGGCAACAGCTGTAACTGATGGTACTGTAGATTCTAATGGAATCTTTTTAACATTGGATGATAATGCAGAAACTCCACAAGTAACTTCTATAGGTTACGTTGGTGGGGCTAGATACATTAGAGTGGTAGCAGATCATACTGGTACACATTCAAATGGTTCGCCTTACGGGGTTACTGTCATTAAAAGCACTCCAAGACACAACGTTGATGCTGATACAAGCTCTACTGTGTAAATAAACTGAGGTGGGGTAGGTTCCTACCCCCCTCAATTTGAGGATTAAAAGATGACTAAAAAAAGTTTTAAGATAATTGTTCCAAAACCTGCGGCCGCCAACGAACTTGGTACGGATACAAAATTGTATGAGGCAGATGAGATTGTCACTACAGAAGATGGGGATTGGAAAGACGGGATAATGAAAGCTTTTGTAGAGAACGGTTGGGCTATGGAAACAAAGATAGAAGATGTTTCAGACATAGAGACAACTGAACCTATCAGAGCAAGAAATGACAAAGGTCACTATATTGCAGATGACCCTAGTACCCCCGATGTAAATGAAGCTTATGAGGGAGGTGTTGCTCCAACTAAAACTTCTAAGAAAACTACTAAGAAAAAAACAACAAAGAAAGCAACAAAAACAACAAAGAAATAAAAGGGTAAACCAAACGGTTAAATGGTAGATACCATGCTCAATAAGGGAATTATATGGCAGCAGGGTTTCATCATTTTATTATTGAACAGGGGGCAACCTTTGGCAGAACTCTCACCCTCAAAGATTCCAGTGATGCATTAGTAAATCTTACAGGATATTCTGCCGCAGAAATGGATTTGCGTTTCAACAAAGACGATTCTGCTGAAATTCTTACTTTAACCGTAGCAAACTCAAGAATTGCTCTTGGGGGTGCTGCAGGGACAGTGGTTCTTACCATCTCAGCTACCGATACAGGCAATCTTAGTGTTGGAGATGGTGTATATGATCTTAAATTGACTGCAGGTGATGGCACAGTCTCTAGAATTATGGAGGGTACATTTTCCGTGCGTGGAAATGTAAGTAGGTAATGGCTGTAAGTACAATATCTGTTTCTGATGTCAGCACTACAAATTCAATAACAGTCAACGACAATAATACTATTTCTGTTGTTACTGTAGGCATACAGGGACCAGGCGGACCAAATGCAGTTCTTGGTCGTTCAATCAGAGAAGGTTATACCGCAGGTTCTAGTGATAACGGTGCGGGAATTATTTATGACCATGCAAATGTCAGGTGGTTATCTACTGTAGATTCAGATGCTTCTAGTTTAAATTTTAAGATACCTAACCTTACCTTTTTATCTGGACAGACTGTTACGTCAATATTAGATGAAGATAACTTGGGTAGTAATAGTGCAACAGCACTAGCAACCCAACAATCAATAAAAGCTTATGTAGATGCAGAACTTACGTCACAAGATTTAGATTTTCAAGGTGACAGTGGCGGTGCTTTATCTATTGATTTAGATTCAGAAACCTTAGATATAGCAGGTGGCACTGGTATCAACACCACGGGTTCAGGAAATACTCTTACCGTAGCCATAGATAATACTGTTACAACCCTTACGGGTACACAAACTTTAACTAATAAAACTCTTACCGCTCCTGTATTAAACAATGTAGATATCAATGCAGGAGACATATCTACCGACACTGTTATTAACAAATCCCCGACTATCACACTAGCAGGAGATTTAAGTGGTAGCGCAACTCTCTCCCTTTTAGGCGATGCCACCTTAACTGCAACTGTAATTAATAACAGTGTCACTTTAGGAACAGATACCACGGGTGATTATGTAGCTACGATAAGTGCAGGAGAAGGCATAGACGTAAGTGGCTCTGGTTCAGAAACAGCAGGGGTAACGATTTCCGCAGAAGATGCAACGGAAACCAATAAAGGTATTGCTTCTTTTGACGGTACGGACTTCACGGTTGCATCTGGTGATGTCACAGTAAATGTAGAACGTGTGCAAGATATTGTTGGTGGCATGGTAACCAGTAATACTGAATCTGGTATTTCAGTAACCTATGAGGACAGTGATGGCACACTTGATTTCAATGCAGATGATTTTACTATTTCTTTGGCAGGTGATCTCTCTGGTAATGTAACCATTACAAATTTAGCTAGTGCATCTCTTACTGCAACAATCAACGCAAATTCAGTAGCACTAGGAACTGATACTACAGGTAATTATGTAGCAACCGTTACAGCAAGTAACACAGGTATTGATGTTGCTAATAGTGGCTCTGAAACAGCAGGTATAACAGTTGGTCTAAATACTGAGCATGTTCAAGATTTAGTTGGAGCAATGTTCTCAAGCAATACAGAAAGTGGCATAACAGTTACTTACCAAGATGCAGATGGCACTATAGATTTAGATGTAGCAGACCCTACGGTTGCCTTGAGTGGTGATGTGGTTGGTAGTGCTACCATGACCAACTTAGGTGACATTACCATTTCTACTACCATACAGGCCAATTCAGTAGCCCTTGGTACAGACACTACAGGAAACTTTGTTGCTGATCTGACTGCAGGTGAGGGAATAGATGTATCAGGTGGAGGTTCAGAAAATTCTACTATTACAGTAAGTGCTGAAGACGCAACCAGTTCTAACAAAGGTATTGCCAGTTTTGACAGCACAGATTTCACGGTAAGTTCGGGAGATGTGACTGTCAATGTAGAAAGAGTTCAAGACATAGTAGGTGCTATGGTAAGTTCCAATACCGAAAGCGGTATAAGTGTTACTTATGAAGATAGTGATGGTACGTTAGATTTTAAT